ATATCATACAAGGAGTGAAAAGTCAAACACAAAAAAGAGAATGAACAAATATTCATTCTCGTATAAAATATTATCGTGTTAATCCGTATGATGCTCCCATTCTCTTAATTTATTATTAACTTTGTCAATAGCTTTCTTGTATTCATCTACATCAATTGTAATATCAGAACACTCTAGTGAAAGGTATTCATGTTTAGTTAGTTCCGTCATATGAATCATATCTTGTAGTGATAATCCATTGTCGTATCGTAAGTCCAGTAGTTCTTCAGAATATTTGTATTGTTCTGAATTCATAATAGTCTTTACAAGACCTACTCTTAAATCCTCATCTGTAAATTTAATGTCCTCTACTGGAATTAAATCATCTGCTTTTAGTACCATATTTAATATCCCCCTTATATACTTATAATTATAACACATACAAATCATAAAGTCAATAGTTGTGACCGACATTTATGTCGCTCTCAAGAACAATAACATTGTTATATCAACGATACCACACTAAAAATAAAAAAGAACAGTAGAATAATCTACTGTTCTTCTGTTTGTTATTTAATTGTTCCACTACCAAGTAGTATCAATATCTACTATAATAATTGATTAACTCTTGCCTGTACTGCATCGTAGTTATATCCCGAAGCGGTCAATAGATTACGTCTATCTGACCCGTCACCCCATTTGCCGTCAATTACTTCTCTAGCAACTGTGTCAACAGACTTTACGCCCACGCCTAGGATACGATTAATCTCTGCTTGAACAGCGTTGTAGTTAGCACCTAAAGCTTTCTTACGTTCTTCCCCAGAACCGTACTTACCAGCAATGGCGTTCTTAGCCATTTGATTAACTGACAATTTAACGGTAGCGCCCTTGTTTGCTAGAATCTCGTTTACACGTTTTTGAACTGCATTGAAATGACTGCCAAGTGCATTCTTACGGTCATCACCAGAGCCATACTGGCCTTGAATGACTTCGTTAGCTAGTGTGTCTACTGACTTACCACTAATTGGCGATTTACCGCTTGACACCTTGTTAGTTGATGTAGATGGTTTAACAGTGCTTGTCTTACCAATTAACGCTTCAACAAAGTCTTTAGCGTATTGTTCTGTTTTATTAAGCATGACATCAACATCGCCTTTGTCTGTACAGAAACCAAGCTCAACTAAGCGGTAGTTAATACCACCATTAGCAGCACGATTGGCATTAGCTAGATTAGAACGTCCAGAGATACCAGCATGTCCTTTGTGGCTATATCGTACACCGACATTCTTCTTGATGGCATCACGAATAGCTAAATCAATTGAATCTGGCTCAAAGTCAGAATGAACGATTACATGTCCGCCACTAGCACCACTATCCATTGTCAGAGCATCATAGTGCATTTCTACAACGATTGTATTATTACCATATGCTTTTGCTAGTGAAACTAAATTACCACGCATATACACGTTGTAATCGCCGAAGAACACGATATTATGTTCTTTTGGTAAAAACTTCTTCATTGCTGGGAAAAAGTTCTCTTTCATATAGCGATGTTCGCCTTTTGAAATATACCCCGTTGCGCCTGTGTCTCCAGAACCATGCCCAGCGATTAATAAAATTGTTGGTTTACTCATTATTCATCTTCTCCTTTTGTTTAACCATTATTTTTGTTTTTTGTTTGAGTTAGGCTTGCTATATCTTAATACTCTATCAGAGTCAGTCAATGCTGACGTTGTAGGGTCATATAATAAACCAGCGATACTTGCTATAATTGGGAATAATAATGATGGGTTCTTAAACGTTTCTGTGAAAGCATCAATTAACGTTCCCCATGTAGTAATATCATTCATTGTCATGCCTACATTATTTAAAATTAAAGCACCAATATTTACCACTAAGAAAAACCAAAACCATGGATTTTTTAATCTTACTTGAAGGTTAAGACCACCAATATTTTTTAAACTAGCCATTATAAACTATTCCTCCTTGTTATCTTCTTTACCTCTATATATACTATCTTGCATGAACTTTAATTTTAATTCTAATTCTTTGACTTTATCTTTATAATTTTTTATATCTTCGTCTTTATCAGAAAGCTCATCTTCCAAGTCTGCTATATTCCTAGTCAGCTTGTTTATGACCTCAAGAAACTCTAGGTTTTTATTATAAATATCATAATATTTATTTTCAAAATCCACAGCTCTCACCCTCCATATTTCAGCTTGCTCATTACTAAAGTCGTTAAACTTTTGTAACTTTTCCCATGGAGAGTTTTCTTTCTCTTTCTTTTGTTTACGAAAATATTCTATTATCTTTCCGCCAAGTCCTGCACCAAAAATTGCTGTTATAAGTGCAACAATGTCACCTATTGTGACATTGTTAAAAAAGTCATTCTTCAACCTCTTCCACACCCTTACCAATAGACTCCATCACAAATAAAAATATACTTATTGCCAATAGATTCCCATTGTTTGGGATAGGATTTACGGAGTACATCCATGCAATAAAGACCCACAATATACCATTCACTATCATTAAATCGTTCCTATGTTTTATTCTTAGAAAAGATGCTACAATTGAAATTGCACCAACACCTAGGGAGTAAAATATAGTAAACGTTTCAACTGTACCTGTTACAATTGTTACAAAGGTCTCAAAGGATAACAGAGCCATGCCATAACAAAAAGCAGTCAGTCCAGCAATCAACAATTGTCTATCAACTCTTTTTCTTTTCATTCACGAACCTCCTTTCGTTATATGTATAGGTGTAATAACGATGGTCAGACAGGAAAGCATACGATAGGACTATCTCGTATGCTTAGATTGTCAATCACCTCCCTTCAATGACTTACATTGTTATTACAAATATAACAACTACGACCTACACATCATATAATATATTCCATTTTAAGAGGGGTGAACGAAGGTTACAAACAAAAATGTAATGAGAACAACAAAAAGCATGACCTAATATTCTAATTAAGCCACGCCCCCAATGTTCTATACTATTATATCATATATGTGTTTGAAAGTCAAACATTATTTGAAAATATTTTATTTATTTTTACTAAATCACTTGACAAACTCTATTGCCATTATAATCGCTACCATCAAACATAGTACCAACCAGTAGTCTTTTAGTAAGTATAACAATATTCCTAATACTAATACGGCTGTAATATCATTAAAAGGTTTGTTGAACATGTACACCTTCCTCTGATATTGTTACTGTTGCACTATCAAAAACTTGTAATTTATCTATTGCATCTTCATATTCTCGGAGAGCGTTATCAATACGGTCAAAATTTCTTTGCTCTAATTCGATTCTGTCAATAGCCATATCTAATTCTTTTTCTAATCTATCATGTTCTGCAATCAACTTCTGTAATGGAATGCTCATTTTATTTATTCCTTTCTTCTAGGTCACGTAATTCTTTGTCAATATAATCTTCTTGTTTTATTGCATCGTTAGATGCATTTACTAGTACGTATCTAAAAAGTGCGGTAAAGAGAATTATAGTTCCTATTGTTGTAAACATCTATTTCCACCCCCAATATTTCTTTACCACAAAATATACGACCCTATTTCTTCTATTAAATAATCTAAACCCAATCGCAGTATCAGTATTGATAACTGCGTTTAACTCAAGCACCTCATAAGGTAAGTCCTTGCTATGTTCATCAGACTTATAAACTTCGAGCGAGAATACTAGCATTATGTAGTATGTTATATAGACCGCTTCAGCTTCTGATTCCTTTCTATACTCATCCTTCTTATGTAATGAGTCTGTTTCCACTTTTAACAATGCAATAAATAGGAGAAATATAATATATAAGCCCCCTATTATAGCAAGTGTATTTATAATTAATTCCATATATCACCTACTATTGTTCTTTTGTATAATCATATACAACTGATTTACAATCTCCTACGAATACAACCTTACCATGCACCTATAATCTATTCCTCCTCATCTGTAATTGAGATAGCAGAAACCTTCTTGCCTACCGCCTTCTCGATAAAATCTTCTGCATTGTCAATTAATATATTATCAATTTGTTGACCTTTTGTCAAGGGCAAATCAGAATATGTAATAGGGAAATGAATATCTAGCCCCATATCTTTTGATAGGTTATAAATGTATTGCGCTAGCTGAACCGTACTGCAAAGGATATAACCCTTGTTCTCACTAGCAATCTTAATCATATCATAAGTCTTACCTTGCCCACGACCTTTATGAATTACTATCATCTTTACTCCTCCTCTCCTGGAATGAATATTGCATTTACCTTATCATATACTCCTAATTCATTCCATTCACGAGCTGTAAGTTCCGTTACATATCCATAATCACCAGTTAAGTCAATACTAAAAAATGGTAATTCACCAACAAATAATCCATTCTTTTGTTTGTCAATCATCCAGTACATAATATCACGTTCATCATCAATGAGTTCCCACCCTTTAATTCTTGCATAATATTTTGGTTCTTGTTTAATATTATACCCATACATTGCAGCAATGATAAACTCGTCCTTATTTTCTACAAACCAATCGTAGATAGGCTTATCATGATGCGAACCGTTATAATCAAACATAATACCAATTGCTGTATACCAATTTTCTCCTTCGTCATACAAACTTTCTAACCAGTCTGCTACAATTTGTGGAACACTTGGCTTTTCAATAATTGCAACTTTCATAGTTAATCCTCCACTTTCTCAAAACTTACGTTTACTTTTAATCCTGTAACTTCAGCTATATGCTCATCTGACGAGTTGTATTTATACATTGTTAAAGCGACTTCTTCCATAGTCTCGTACTCACCTTCATACCAATCACTATCTCCACATGCACTACATGTTTCTAAAAACACTCTATCATACCTATCTGCTATATAATACCCACCTAAGTGGTCTGCGTATAAATGAATCATCTATTTTTCCTCCTTGGTCATACTAATATAAATCTCTACTCAACCACCTCAAAATTAATACATGCGATATTGTCAGTTGGAATAATTTGCATGGAACTGTTATTACTTTCCTCATGAACAATTACATGGGAATTTACATTACGCATATAATCATTCTTTAACTCTTTCATGCTTTCACAAGTAACCACAGTCGAAGCACTACCACCACTTTTCAAATGAACAGTTACTTTTACCTCCATCTACTACACCTCCCTAAAATCTGCATTCGTATCGTTAATGCTTAGCTCATCCCATTCTTCTTTTGTTAGTTTAGTTTTAACAATATCATTGCTTTCTTTATCACCAACGTATAGTCGGCTTAACATAGGACTTAAAAGCACCGAGCGGTAATTCCAAAATATACTTTCACCTTTAGTTAATTCCCAGCCTTTAATTTTAGCATAATATAATGGCTCTTTCTCTACTTCATAACCATGCAGAAAAGCTGTTGCTAAAATTCTTGACCAGCGACCATCGACTTCATACTTCCATTTTATCCAATCTTTATCACGATTTACTAGGTTAATCACTCTTGCGAACGACTTGTCAAAAGGAGAATAGGTTTTTTCCTTTTCTATCCAATCAGCAATAAATTGCGGAATGACAGGTTTATCAATTTCAATCTTCATAAGTATACTCCTTGTAAATCCATCCAATAACAATTGTCTTTTTAAATAGGTTGATAAACACATACGTTTCATCCATCGAATGACTTAAGCTAATACCAAAGCTCCAAGCACCTGGAAACATATCATCAACTCTAATTCCAAAACTTAAATTATCTTTATCACTATACATAATTAATCCTCCATTCCAAAAATATATTTCTTGATACGTTCCTTGCCAACTGCTTCAATAGCTTTTTCGGCTATTTCTCCGCTTTCGAAGTAAATAACACTTTGACGAACAACATATCCAGACCAGTCTAGTTCAGTGTTATTTTCGTGATTGTTCCATATAATTTCAAAATTCCAATCTCCGTATTTGAATGGTCT